GTGTCCGTTCCCGCCTGTGTCTCGGTGTTGTCGGCAAGCTCAACAATCCCTGCGCGTGATGTTGTAGCGATGCGGCTGGCGAGGCTGGCGGGGGTCACGGCGCGGGCTGTGTCGATTCCGGTCTGTGTCTCGGTGTTGTCAGCAAGCTCCACAATTCCGGCTCGCGTGTCGGTGGCCGTGCGACTTGCCAGCGATGCAGGCGTGACGGCGAGGTTGGTAGCCGTTCCGGTCTGTGTTTCCGTGTTGTCAGCAAGTTCCACGATGCCCGCCGCGCTGCTTGCCGCTTGCGGGAGGCGGGCATTGTCGATCGTTCCGCTCACTATCGCGGATGCTGCGTGGGTGTGAGTCGAAACTGAATAATTCCCTAAAGTTGATTTTAGACCGGCTGGCGTCACTGCGAGGTCGGTGGCCGTTCCCGTTTGTGTCTCTGCGTTCGCGGCCAGTTCGACAATGCCAGCAACGCTGCTTGTTGCTTTCGTGAGGCGTGCGTTTTCGATCGTTCCGCTCACTATCGCGGATGCCGCATGCGTGTGCCCTGATCCAGAGTAAGCGGCGAGAGAAAATTTTAGCGCGGCAGGTGTGACCGCTTTGGTTGTTATTGTTCCCTCCGATGCTTCCGTTGTGCTTGCGAGTTGCACGATTCCCGACCGCGTTTCGGTCGCTGTCCGGCTGGAAAGGCCTGCGGGGGTCACTGCGCGCCCGGTGTCCGTTCCAGTTTGCGTTTGATCGATTGTTGCGAGCGCTACAAGCCCAGCCTGTCCGGTTCCTGCTATGCGACTGGCGAGGCCAGCGGGTGTCACGGCCAGAGTTGTAATTGTTCCCGCCTGCGTCTCAGCGTTTGTTGCTAACTCCACGATTCCTGCCCGTGCGTCTGTGGCGGTTCTTGAAGCAAGCGATGCAGGCGTGACGGCACGGGTGGCGTCTGTCCCTGTCTGCGTCTCCGTATTGTCTGCGAGTTCCACCACTCCCACGCGACTTGTCGTGGCTGTCCGATCCACGAGCCGAGCAACGGTGAGCGCCTTAGTTGCATCCGGCGCGAGAGCTTGCGCCTCCGCTGTTGTTGCCAGCGCGATGACGCCTTTGCGGGTTTCCGTGGCTGTGACCTGTGCCAGCTTCAGCGGGGTGATGATCTTTGTGTCGATCGCTCCTGCTTGGGCTTCGGCGGTCGTGGCGATGCCCAGCACGCCCATGGCGGTCTCCGTGGCCTGAGAATAGGTAAAGCCTACATTGCCCACGGTGACGGTTCCGGCAGGGACGTTGGTCATCACAAAATCCATCGCAAAAAGAGCGACTGATCCGCTTGCCTTTGTCATGATAACGGCGCTCTGTGCGCATATGGCAAAGAGGACGTTGTTGTTCGTATAGAGGCCGATTTCCTTAACCGAGTAAGAGTCTGCGGAGTTGTCCTGTGCGGTGATCGAGATCGTTCCCGGCACTGGCACGCTGCTTCCGCTTGGATCGAGGCGTTTTATTTCGGTTTGCAGTGCGGTGCGGTTGGCGAGTGGCGTGTAGCCTGCGCTGCCGAGGGCGATTTTTGTGAGTGTGACGGGGCCGATGGCACCGCCAACCTGCGCGATGGCGGCACGTCCGGCGTCCGTGATGATGAATTGAAGCGACATAGATTAGTAGGTGGCTCGGCAGTCGAGGCGGTCGAATGTGGCGGTGCGGCATACGCCGATGATGTTCACGCTGCCGACGAAGGTTTCGATCGCGGCAATCGTGAATGAGCTGCGCACGGGTTTTATGGCTGCGATGGCCTTTGCGATGGAGTCTTGAACGGCGGCGGGCGTTTGAAGCCATCCAAGGTAAACGATGAATGTGTGCGGAGTTGCTTTGGGCGTGCTCTGCCACCATTCGACCAGTTGCAAGGCGATGCCGAAGGATTGGAGAAGGGATTTGATGGCGGCGACGGTGCCCTTTTTGCGGTGAATCTCGGCGCTGTTCTTGATGACGTTGCGCTTGGTTGCCGTTGTCCAGTTGGCGTCCCACTCGTCAACCGATGCGGCCCAGGCTAACCATGGCAGAAGGTTTTCTGGGCATGTGTCGGCGTTCCAGAGCGAGCGGATGGGCGTTGAGATGGTGCCGATGCGGGAGGTGGCGAGGGAGAGGGAGCGCTCTGGGCTTGTTGCGTTGGGCGGCAGGAGGTCGCGCAGGGTTATGTCCGCAGCGATTTCGTCTTCGTTGGCGGGGTCGCCATAAACGACATTTGTGCGGTTCGTCCATGCGACTTTGATGGCAACTTTCGTGTCGAGCAGATCGCCAGCCGAGCTGTATTCTTGACGAAGAATGTTCCACAGGAGGTCGGTGGTTTTCGCAGCGTTCGGGGATTGTCCGTAGTAAAAGAAATTCCCGTCTTGGTCGGAAAGATATTGGTAAATTGAACGGCTCATTTTACTGGCTCAAGCCTCCGTATGTGAGAGCGATTGCCGTGCAAAATGGCGCTTGCGTGTGGTTGCAGACGATGTTGGCCGCTGGCGCTGTGAGCGTCACTTTTTGCACTCCGTCCACATGGAGCGCGGCGAAAATCGCGGAAAGGTTGATGTCGTTGCCGACTTTGTGGTTTTGCGTGGCGAAGGCTTGGGCGCTGGCTTGGGCTTCGGCCATGACCACGGAGGAGTCAGGGCCGGGGAAAGTAAAAATGGTTGCGGTGATTGCGTAGTTTGCAATCGTCGCGCCTTGCACGGTGACGGCATCCGTGAGCGGGCGGACGGATTCGGCGTTGAGCGCCTGCGTGACATTGCTGATAACGGTTGCCGAGGGTGCGCCGTTGCCTGTGAGGCCGAGGACGGTCACGAGGACATTGCCGGGGGAGACGGTGGGAGGGCCGACGATGGTGGCGTGTTTGACGCCGGCCACTTTCAGCGCGTGGTAGAGGTAGCTCCCTTCCGGGCCTGCGGTGCTCAAGCCCTCAAGGGCGAGCGTGACGCGATAGCGAAAATCGGTGTCTGTTTCCATGACGGCCAAGCGCGGCGGGATCGCTGTCGGGGCTGCGGGCACGAGGACTTTGCGCGAGGTGCCGAAGATCGCTCCGAGTTGATCGAGGTCCGCGCCGGTTGCATAGGCGAGCATGACGCCACGAGCGGCATCGTTGACCCGTTGCCGGATGAGCATTTCACGGTAGGCGCAAACTTCCAGAATCTTGAAAGCTGGGTCGCTTTCCACGATGGCGGTGAAAGCCGGATCGCGGGCTTTGAGGTCGTCCACCATCTCCTGCAAAATCGCGGCGTAGTCGAGACTCTCGACAATCGTCGGCGCGGGGAGGCTGCTAAGATCGATTGGCGTGTAACTCATACGACCATGCCGTCCAGTGTGAGCGCGGTTCCGGTGGGTAAATAGACGCCTTCGAGAGCGATGGTGATCTTGCCGGGTTCGATGGCCTGGGCGATGACGCGAGTGATCTCAACGCGAGGCTCCCATTTGCGGATTGCCTCGATGGTGGCGACATAGATTTCAACGATGGTGCCGCGATTCATCGGGGCGTCCACGAGGTCAAAGAGGCGCGAGCCGTAGTCTCGCAGCATGACGCGAGAGCCGAGCGGGGTGGTTAGAATGTCCCGTATCGACTGCTTCAAATGGTCCAACCCGGAAAGCGCTTTCCCGGTGTCGCTGCTCATGCCTCGCATGCTGGCGAATTTTAGGGACGCGCTGGGGGGTGTCTTCTGCGGGGACTTCCCGCGAAGCGGTCAGAAAGGTTGAACCACGGAGGACACGGAGAGCACGGAGGAGGTTATGGATTTGGGACGGCGGTGATTGCTGGTCCTGACATGACGCCGCCGTGAGTGTGGGTGGAGAGGGTGATGAGGTTGGATTTCATCAAGCCCGTCTGGTCGTAGTTGCCTGTCTGCGTGATGTTGCCGGTGATTGTGATTCCGCCGCTTGCGATTTCGAGGGTGGTTCCTCCGACCGTGATCTTGACGCTGCCGCTGGTGATCTCCACTTTTCCACTGCCGAGGCTGTGCGTGATCTTGCTGGCGGTGATTTCGCTTTTCGCATCACTGCCGATTTGGGCGAGGATTTTTGAGGCGGTGATTTCCGTTTTGGCGTCGGATCCAATTTGCGCAAGGATTTTGTCCGAGGTGATTTCGGTCTTTGCGTCCGATCCCACCTTGGCCGTGATCTTGGAAGGGGTGATTTCGGTCTGCGCATTGTCTCCAACTTTGACGGTTGCTGATCCTTCGGGGAGTTGCAGGAGGTGGGTGTGGTTCTCCCGGTCGTATTCGAGGACGGCCCCATCCTTGTAGGTGGTGCGGCTGATCTCGGCTTTGTCAGCGTTTGCGGGGTAGTCGTTCTTATAGACTCCTCCAGGCATGACGTAGCCCGCTGAGAGTTCGCCGCCGGGGGCCATGACGATGACCTGCTCGCCCACTTCTGGTGCGTGCCATGTTCTGTCTTCACCGGCGCGGCTGGCGAGCCACGGGAGCCATGCGCTGGTGTTGTCTCCCATCGTGACACGGAGGCGGGCCTTGGCGTAGTCCGCTTCCAAGACCTTGCCGGGTCGGATGGTGTTCGAGAGTCGGCGCTCAAGCTCTCCGATGCGGGCGTTGCTCATGTGGCGAGGATGTCTTGGATCGGCACATAGTCCGGCTCGTGCGGGATGCCGATCTTGGGAACCCATGAGGCGCGGATGTCTGTGGGTAACGCTCCCCCTTCAGGCCATGCGGTTTCACCGAGGAGGCAGGTGTGTTCCCACTCCACGCGCCATGTTTCGTATTCTGGGTTTTCGGCGTCAAATTCCTGCGGGGTGGCGGCGATGAATCGGGCGGGGGTCACTGGCATTCCGAACCGTTGGCCTTGAAGGAAGGCCGCGAAGTTTGCCGACATGAGGCGGACGGCGAATTTGTTACCGGCCTTGTAGCTGTAGATGAGCGAAGCGGAAAAGCGGATATCGACCTGGAGTTGCTGCGTTCCGACATCCGAGGGGTCGGATGGCTCGATGGTGTCGAGTTCAAAGGTGATCGCTGGCACATCGATCTTTTCCATGTAACGCGAATACGCGGCGATGGTTTTGACCGATGCGCCAAACTTGGCGTTGATCTTCTCGGCGATCTTCGTGTGCAGGACGGCGAGGTCTATTTGCTGAGTTGCCATTTTAGTTGGGTTTCAAATTCTCGTTGCAGGCGCTCGCCGATTTCCTTTTCCAGACTCCCCATGGCGTCCATGCCGGGGTCGAGGATGTTGACGCCTTCGGATTTTTTAATGGGCAGGCGTTTTTTTCCGACCCGCTCGAAGACATGCCCGCCCATTTTTTTGGAGATGAATGCGCCGGGGCGCTTGGCGGGGCCTGCTGTGACTCCGCTTTTTGTTTGGCGGGGCTTCATGGCTTTCAGCGGGATGTTGCGGAGGCCAGCCCATACGCGACCGAGGACGCCATCCTTGCCCATGACTTCGACGCGCATCCTGCCTTTGATTACCTTGCCTGTGACCTTGGTCGCCTTGCTGATGCGGCGGGCGGCTTCGTTGCCTGCCCAGCGGGTGACGCGAGAGACGGCGCTGCGCATGGCGGGGGCGATCTGCTTTTGCGTTGCCCCAAGGTCGCGCCCGATGCGGTCGAGGCCCTTTGCGTTGATGAAGATCATGTCACTCATGGGCGAGTGTGACGGTGGCGAGGCCGGTGCCGTCTGGTTGGATTTCCATCACGGTGTAATCCTTGCTTCCGACCTTGCAGGCGGTTTCGCGGGGGATGCCTGAGACGTCGCTCTCCTTGCATTGGAAGCGGGGCTGCGTGCTGTCGAGCACTACCTCGCCCACGGAGGAGTCGAAAAAGGCGTTGTCGAAATAGCCGCGCACGATCCGGGTTCCGGTGGGCAGGGCAAAAAGAATCTCGGTGTGGTCGAGACCGGAGAAAAAGACATCGAGGTTGCCGTAGGTCATCGCGCGGGGTGGATGCGGATGAAGTTTCGAGCGAGGGATTTTGGCCGGATTTTGCGCCAGACTCCATCGCCTGTCTCCGATTCGCGTTGTCCCTTGCCGTTGGTGTTTCCTTCGATGGTTACGAGGTTCTTCCCATCGTCTTCGAGCACGATGCCGACATGCGAAAAATCAAAGGTCACGATGTCTCCCGGCTGTGCGGCGTCTTGGTCGGTGTAGATGCTGGTGGTGCGGGCGCGAGCCTTTGCCCATGGCACGAATCCGTAGGCCAGCGCGGTGCGCGGTTGCCACTGGGCAGGCGATCGCGTGAGTCGCAGCCACTCCGGGACATCGTTTTCCTTTAGCCATTCCTGCACGACGAACGAAACAAACGCCGCGCACCATGGCCACGGGCCGGGCGGCAGGTCGGTGGCTCGCTGGTAGTCACGAATCCGCTGGCCGCGATTGTTGCCGCCTTCTTCGCGCACACCGATTTGCGCTTGTGCGATGGCGAGGAGCTTGTGGAGCATGGTCAGCGGTTGAGGAATGCGAGGGCGAGGAAAAAAAATGAGAGCAGAATCAGCGCGAACGCGATGCGCTCAGGCTTCATTTTTTCTCTTTGCGGAAAATGTTGATCGCTCCCACGAGGGCCATGCCTGCCGCTGCGATGGCGTTGGCTTTGTCTGGGTCGAGTGCGATTCCGGCAGCGGAAGCGACGAAGACGAGGCCGCGCCATGTGGAGGCTTCGGCGAGGCGGTTCATTATGTAGTCGAGTGTTTTCATCATTTGTCTTTGAGGCTGGGGATTTGCGGGTTGAACCAATCGATGTTGACTGGCGGGAAGTAGCGGATGCCGACCTCCACGCGCCCGAGGCTTCCCATCTTGTCGCCGCTTGGCGGCAGCGGGACGCTTACGCAGGCGGGCAGGAGTAGGAGAGGCAGGAGTGCCAGCAGGCTTTTCACTTTGCTTTGAGGCTTTCCTCGATGCGCTTGGTGCGCTCGTCGATGCGGGCGAGGGTTTCGCTGCGATCGGCTGCGAGGCGTTCGATGGCTTGGAGGCGGATGTCTTGGCGTTCGTTTTCATTTCGGACTTGGCGCATTTGTTCCGGCAGGACAACCCACCCATTGAGTGAGCTGAATATGGTGGCGATTAGGGCCAGAGCGGCGAGGGCTTCGGCGAAGTTCAGCCGCACGGCTGGGCGTCCGTCCTTCTCTTCGAGGCTCATTTCTTTTTCTTCGGCTCTGCGGTTTCAACGAATGGCTTGGCGAGACCGAGGGCGATGAGTTCGCGGGCGAATGAGGGCGAGACTTCGACATCGCTGCCGACCGGGCAGGATTCGCCGGCAATCATGAGGCTTTGGAGGAGTGTGATTTTTTGAGGTTCCATGGCGTTGGGTCGTTAGCAAAAGCCTCCTCCGCGATTGCACACGGAGGAGGCGGTTAAGTTTTCAGCTATCGCTTAGGGCTTTTTGCCGTAAACGAAGGACTGGGCGCGGCGGACAGCGAAGTCCACGTCTTGCATGCAAACGATGCGGAGACGGCCTTTGGTCGAGTTGCTGTATGGGTCCACGGTGATTTCGAGACCACCCCAGAGGCCGATGATGAAGTCGGCGAAGTTGCCGAAGAACACATCGCCAGTTGTGATCTGGTTTGTGATCTCGGTGCGGTAGCCGTTCATTGTTCCATTTTCCCAGATCGTGCCGCCGTTGGTGGAGCCGGTTGGGAATTTGAGCGAGGTTTTTGCCATGCCGCGTGTGGATGGGTTGGCAACGAATGCCATGCTGGCAACGTCCGTGTTCTGAGCACTGACGAGGCTTTCCATTCCCACGAGTTCCGCGAAGGTTGGCTGCACTGCGACGAAGGACTGCGAGAGCACACCTGCGGCGGATTTGATTCCGGTTGGTGCGTTGCTGAGTCCGGTTCCGTAGAATGCTGCGGAGTCGATGGTGAGGGCCAAGCCTTGCGCGAGGTCGTTACGAAGCAGGGCTTCGACGGACAGCGAGGGTTGCATGAGCATGCGGCGTGTGATTTCGCCGAAGTTTGCAACCGTGCGAGGACGGAGCGAGACGAGTCCGAAATCGATGTCGGATTTTGTCGCGTCGTCATCTTCGCCGAGCCAGTAGCCAGTGCCGAATGTTGTTTGCTTGGGCATGTCCACATTGCCGACGAGGCCAGCCAGCTCAGTTCCCAAATTCATGATGACCGCTTTGTTGCGGAGCACGTCAATGAACGAGGAGGCGAGGAGGTTTGTTTGCACGGTGTTGTTTCCTGTGCCGGTGTAGCCTGCTGCGGATTTGCCGGAAACGGTGTTTGTGCCGCGCTGTCCATAGCCTGCGGTAAGGACATCAACGGGAATCATGGTTCCCTTGACGTTGCGATGGGCGATTGCTCCGGCGGCGGCTTCGCAAGCTTCCAATTCAAAAGCGGCGTCTTGACGGGCTTTCTTGTCGGTTGGCTCGGCGGCGAGGGCGCGGATGAGCTTCACGAAGGAGAAGCTGCCAGCTTCGCGTTCGTTGAGGCCGATTGGTGCGTTGCCTTCGCGGACTTGGGCGCTGCGCTTGTCTTTCTCGGCGAGTGCGGCGGCTTGGAAGTCCACCAGGTTGCCACCGTCACGCACGATCTGTGCGGCGAGGGCGGGCATGCCGTATTTGTCACCGGCTTCGAGGATCGAGCGGGTGCGGTCTTGCTCGCCTTTGATGGCGGCGTTGCGCTCGGCGACGATGTTGATCTCCGGTGCCGCCGGTGCGGGCGCTTGTGGCGCGGGTGTAGGTGTGTCTTGCATATTGGATTGGGTGATTGTGCCGAGGCTAATTGCCTCTGGCGGGTGGTTAAGGCTGCGACCCACTCCGACAGAAGTGTCGGCGGGGATGGTGACGAGGGAGATTTCGTAGGGTTCCCACCGGCTGACGGTGTAGACATCCACGCCCTCGCGTTCTTCGGTCAACTTGACTTCGCGGATGCGGTAGCCGACTGAGACCTTCGTGAGGATTCCGTCCTGCACATCTTGCCACGCTTCCTCGGCGCATTCGGATTTGCCGAAGCGCACCAGCGCACGGCCCATCCCGTCTGCATCGATGCGGGCGGTCTCGACGACTCCCAGAACCTCGTTCTGGTCATGGTTGAACAAAAGATTTGCGCGGTCGTTGAGCCGCGAGAGGTCGCAGGCATCCGCTGAGTGATCGAGGACTTCGACCATGCCGGGCCAACGCTCGATTTCGGCGTTGCTGGAAAAGGCCAGCTCGATGGTGCGCGACTCCGCAGCGATTGCGCCAATGGTCATAACTCGGCGCATTGGCTGGCTGAAAAATTCTTTTGCGGCGGGCTTCATCTGTGCGCGAATTTTGCCAGTGGGTGTCGGGTTGTCTTCTGCGGGGAGTTCCGAGGAGGTTTAACCACCGAGGACACAGAGGGCACAGAGACACAAAAAAACCCGGCGTGGGTTTTGGCCCACGCCGGGATAACCTATGAACCAACTTACGAGAGTGCTGCGGCGAGTTGAGCGCCGGTCGTTGAGACCGTGCTTTGATTTTTGGCGCGTTCGCCGATGGAGCCGGTGATCGTCAGCTCGGTGGTCGGCTTGGCCCAGACCTCGGCGGCGATTTCCGTTTCTGTCGGGATGTCTCCGGGGGTTGCTCGACTGGAGATGGCTTGATCGACTCGCCCAAGCTCCACGGATAGCTCAGTTCTGACCTGTGACGCTATAGCCGAGGCCGATGGCACGGTTGGCGCGTTGGTGAGAGTGTCCACCGTGCCGCCCGTTACGGTGCGAGTCGCTTGGCTCCAAACGGCTGCTGCGTTTTGAGCTGCTGATGGCGCACTGCTGGCGACTTCGGCGGTTCCGTCCCACACGATACTGCCGCTGCCGACATTGACTCCTGCGGAGCGGAATGCGATTTGGTAGGTTCCGGCACTGCCTGCCATGTTCCCAGAGTAGAATCCGGTGCTTCCGGTTTCCGGGCACGATATGGCAGAGCCTACGGCGGCTCCGTTTTGGTATGGCTGGGCGGTGACGGTGAGGCCGGTAGTGGCGAGGGCGATGTTGAGTTCGTTTGGCATGTGGTCGTGTTTGGTTAGGAGTTAGCTTGAATCCACTGGCGCTCGACGCGATCTGCGAACCAGACGATGTTCGGTTCCCAGTCGCCGGTATCGGGTTGCTCGATTTTGACAAGCGGGACAATTTGCGGATCGACCCAATCCTCCGGGCAAGGGTATGGGCGAATGGTGTCGATGCGTGGCTCGTCGTTTTCGTCCAGCACGATGCTGGCGAGTTCTTTGCGTCCGTCTGCGAATATAAGTCCGTATGTTTTCATGGTGTGTGTTTGGTTAAGTTCCGAATATGATTTCGACAGCATCGACCGAGGCGACCCACCGCCAGATGGTGGAGGCTGTGCCGGTGACGCTGACTTTTAGATATTCGCCATTTGCGTCATCGCCTGCGGAGAGCGCGATGGATGTTCCTGCGGCGTTGTCGGTTCCAATGGTGATTGGGGCGTAAACCTCCGTGCAGGTTCCAGAGACATTCTTGAGAGCGTATTGCCGCATGTAGTGCGCCACTGCCGCACCTGTGCTGGAGATGCCGGAGATGTTGATTGTGAGGGCGAGAACTTTGCCAGATGGGATCGTGAGGCGTGTTGCGCTGCCATCCAAGAATAGCTCGACTGCGCTGTTCGTTGTCGTCTTGTTGCGAAGCACGAACCGGGCGCGTTGGGCATCGCCTTGGGCCGCAAATTGTCCTACAGCGTGAGCTTGCATGCCTGTTCTGTTAGCAAGTGCGGCGCTTCCACCTAAAATTGCTGACCAAGTTCCTGAAGCAATGTTCCCTGCACCTATGTCCCCACCGCCAATACCTCCTCCGCAAACAACAGAGGCGTTTCCTGACGCGTTATTTGAATATCCAGAACCAACAATAGAATAATCGTTGCTTGCAGCGTTTGATCTACCTCCTCCAACAAATGACCCCATAGAATTGGCAGTGTTTTGACCTCCACCACAAACCGCTGAGGGGATTATGTTAGAAAAACCGCCAGATGCTGTGTTTTGATAACCGCCAGAGACTACATTGTTTGTGTTGGATGCAGTGTTTCTTTCTCCTCCGCCTACAAAACTTCTTGTGCCGCTTGCAACTTGAGTTGCCACGCTTCTGGTGGTCTGCAAATCGACCGCATTTGTCCCCCTTGCATTTCCGCCAGTATTCGTCCCATCCGGTTTTAGGCCAACAATAAAGGCCCCTGTGCCTTTTGGCGTAAGGACGAGCGCAGAGTTGGTTTCCGCTGTGTTTTGCGAAATGGCCACATTGGCTTGAATGGCGATGACCGTTCCGGCAGTGATGTTGGTCGTGAAATTGATGGCTGCGCCGCCGCTGGTGGTGGAGAGTTGGAAGGTGTTGCCAGATGGGTTGCGGACGAAATAGACGGTGTTTGCGGACAACCCCGCGCCACCGGTGATGGCGCTAAAAATGACGGTCTGGTTTGCCGTGTAGATATGACCGGTCGCCGTGATGACATCCGTGGCGGCATCGCCTGTCACGGAGTATGGCACGACGGCATCGTCCACAATAAGGCCAGAGTTTTCCAATGTTGCTCCACCAGTGCCGTCTGCGCGGAGGATGGCGTTGTCAACTGAGCCTGCGGTGAGCGGGCGAGGGAGTGCGTTTGCGATCATGTTTTAGCTGTAGGGGAGAGATTGTTTGGATGACCACGCTCCGGTGGCGGATTGCTCCGAGACGACATCGCCTGCGGAGTTGGTGGTGATTCGGTAAATGGTCCAGGCGGGGGAGTCTTCTGGTTGACCTGTGGCGGGGTAGTCGTCCCACTCAAGGCGTCCTGAATAAGCGTCGTATCCTATTACGGCGGAGAGATGCTGGTATAGGCTGGGGTCTCTTGGGTTAATCGCCCGGAGTTCTTCCCTTGTTGGAAGTGCGAGCTGGATTATGCCTGTGCTGTCGCGGCTATAGATTTTTTTGTCGGCCAAATTTACGGCGACTTCGCCAAAAGAAAGATCCGCCGTGCTGGGGATGCGACCCGGCACGGTGGATTTTTTGGGCTTAATTGGAACTGGCATGAGTATAGACTCGGAAGGTTTTGAAAGGCCGGTCGTCATGTATGGACACGAGGTTGACCGGCCCTGTGGGCCGTTGCTTTAGAACGAGCCGCCGTCGATCTCCGTGAGGAGGGGTTCGAGGGCCAGCACTCGGGCGCTTAACGCGTCGTCGGCTGCGATGCGGGCGTTTTGCTCGCTGGTGGCTGCGCTCTCTGCTGCGGAAACCCGGCTGGTTAGTGCGGTCGCTGCGCTCTCGGCTGAGGTCACTCGGCTGGTGAGCGAGGTGGCTGCGCCTTCGATGGTGGTGGCGCGGGATTGAAGGGCTGTGATGCTGCTCTCGGCGCTGCTCACACGGGTAGTTAGCGCGGTCGCTGCCGACTTGATGCTGTTTTCCTCGCCAGTGGCGCGAGTGACTTCTGCGTCAACCGAGTTGTTGATCGAGAGGACGGCGGCTGCGAGCGCGTTGTCGTTCGTCAGGTCCACCGAATTGATCAGAGTGACGATCTCGGCGAAGCTGTCTTTGTCAGCGGATGAAGCGGAAAGGATCGCATCAACGCGATTCTTCTCAGTGGTCACCCGTGTGCTCAATGCGGATTCAGCGGCGAGGGCGCGGGTCTCTTCTGCTGCGTCAGCAGCGATGCGTGCGTCACGCTCTGTGGCGACGAGGCCGTCTGCGTAGCTGCTGGAGGCGTTGCCGCCGATGCCAACGATTTGTGTGGCGTTGCCGGAAGCGTCGGCACCTTTACCGTAGTAGAGGATGCCATCAACTTCGTTGAATGCGAGTTCGGCGGACTTGAGAACTCCGGGTGCTCCGGCGGAACCGGATTGGCGGCGGCGAATGCGAATTGGAACTGACATAATTTTTTTGTGGTGGTGGTTGTGGTTGCGGTGTCCGTGGTGGACGGGCGTTATTTTGCCGCTGCGAAAATCCCTGTCTTCTGCGGGGCGTTCCGTGCGGGTTTAACCACGGAGAGCGCGGAGGACACGGAGGGGGAGAGGGCACAAAAAACCCGCCCATTGCGCATCGTGGAGAGGCGGGGCGGGTGTGATATTGGGCTAAGTTTTTTAGAAGAAACCGGCGTCGATCTCGCTGGTGGAGACAGCCCCGGCGACATAGTTGGCTGTCTCGCGGGTGTCCCAGACTGCGTTGGCGGCTACGCCTCGGCTGACGAGTTCACCGCTGCGAGTGAACACGCTTTTCGTGATTGTCCATGCGGCTTGATCCGTGCCGGTGCCTGCGGAGGCGCGACCGATCCAGTGGGTGAGGTGATCGTCGGAGACATCCGAGATGAATGAGAGGGACCCGTAAACGAAGGCGGGGCCGCGCTCGCCTGCATCGCCCTTCGGGCCGGGGGCTGGTGACGGGATGCCGAAATTGAGAACGGCGTTTTCCTGCGTGCCGACATTGGTGATCGTGGGCGTGGCTCCTGCGGGGAGCATGAAGACCGTGCCGACTGAGATGGTGGACGAGAGGCCGCGAGGGAGGGCGAAATTGAGAACGGCATTTTGTGGCGTGCCGACATTGGAGACGGTTGCGGGTTGGTTTCCTGCCACGGTCTGCACTGCGCCAACGGCTATCGTGCCGCCGGGGCCTTGCGCTCCGAGGGGGATTCCGAAATTGAGAACGGCATTCGTAGGGCTTCCGACATTGGTCACGGTGGGCGCTGTGCCGGTGGCGAGTTGCGTGACGCTGCCGATGGCGACCGTGCCAGCCGGTCCCTGCGCTCCGCTGCCGATGGGGAGTGCGATGCCGGGGGCGACGACGACTTGCGTATTCGGAACGAGTGTGAGGTCAACGACTGCCATAGGTCAGGTGCGGGTTATGGCTCGCTCGATGTATGCGAAGCCTTCGAGGATTTTGCGGCTGTTGCCGTAGGGGTCGGTTAAGAAAATGTCGTAGCGGGCGCGGGTCACTGGCAGGGCGCGGGTCTGCTCGTCGGTGAGGAGCACGCGCACCTTGCCGCTTGTGCGGGGAAGCGGGAATGTGACGGCAAAGTCGGCGAGGAGTGGTTTGTCCCAGTCTTCGCGCAGTTGGCCGGATGCGGTGAAGTCGGTCAGGTTGACTGGCAATGCGTTTGACGCTGTGGAGTCTTTCAGCGTCACCTCGAAAAAGAATGACTCGCCGGCTGGAATGGTGATGTCGAAGGGTTGGCTCATGGCTGGGGGTCGGGCTGTGCCACGGGGGCGGCTGCGCCTGCGGGGACGAGCGGCACGATGCCGCGCTTTTTGAGTTCGACTTCCTCGCGCTCGATCTCGCTCCAGACATCTTCGGGGTCGCGGTTGCTGGTCTCGCGGATGATCTCGCTGCGGGATTTGAGTTTCTGTGAGATGGCTTTTTCGTTTGCGGCCATTTCTGCGCTTGGGTCGATCCATGCCCAGCGCCTGCCCGTGAAAGCAACTTGTTTGTATTTTTCGAGGCGCTCGAATTTGAGGGGCTTGCCAGCGATGAGGATTTTGTTGGCGAGGAGGGAACGCTCCAGCCATGCCTCGTAAATGGGCATGACGAAGCCAGAGATGAGCCATTCTTGCAGGCCCTTCCACACTTCGCGCTCGTCGAGTGCGCCTTGGCGGATCGATGAGAAATTGACGCTCGTGAGGTCGCTGGCGAGGTTGTTGTAGCTCACGCCGAGGCCGGATGAAATCGAGCGAAGCATGGCTTTGCAAAACGGGTCGAATGCCTGATCTGGAAATTGCGGCGTGTAGGGGATGAACTCGCGGTTTCCGATGTCCTCGAACTTGCCGGGTTCGGCGTCCATTTCGAGTATGTCGTCGCTGTCGCCATCGAGGTTTCGGAAAAAGCCCATTTTGCTGGCGGACACACGGGCGTTGACAACGGCGGCGTCTTCAAAACCTGCCAGCATGCGCATGCGCCAGAGGGCTGTTCGCGCCCACGGGAGGCCGCGCTTTTGGCCGACTCGCTCTGGGAGGAAACGATGGATGACCTGATCGGCGGGAACTCGCTGGAAGCTCTCGCCGTTGTAGTTCACATAGCCCATCATTTGCTCGTCGTAGTTTCGGAAATGGTAGGCGACCGGGCGACCGTTCGGATTGAACTCGATGCCGTGGCGGATGACATTGCCGTTGTTCAATTTTTCCCACTTCGTAGGGTTGAGCAAAACGGGGTCGATGAACTGCACAGCGAAGCCCCATTTGTTGAGGTCTTCGCCATATTTCTTGATGCAGATGACTTCGCCATCCATCGCGGCGGTGGTGACTGCGAGCCGCTCGCCATCGGCGCGGGAGAGTTGTCCGGTGATGTCGTAGTTGCCACGGCGCGACCAATCAGCGAAGGCATCTTCGATGGCGCTGCTGGCCACGGTGTCCATCGTTCCGCTGGGGTCGCGGATTTGGGCGTTGAAGGTGAAGCCTGTCGGGCCTGCGATATTGTCGCGGGCCATTTGGAGGAATTTTTTTAAGTGGTCGTTGTTTTCGGCCTGCTCACGGGAGCGGGCGACGATGCGGCTCCAGTATTGGAAAATCCATGCGTCAATCGTGGTCGGTGTCCCTGCCCATGTGGATTCCAGACGGCCTGCACCGGCGGATTGCGGCATGCCTGCGCTGGCGAAGCTCCCCATGGTGTCGGAAAGAATGGACCGCGCCGACCAGAGACGAGGCTGGTCGGCGCGGCTTTGGGCGGGCTTCTTCGTGGTGGCGCGGGAAAAAATGTTTTGAAGGAGGCCCATGGGGATTAGATGCGGACGGAAATGGATTGGCCGATGGACGAGATGCCGGAATCGCGGCGGGACTCGCGGGACAGCTCACGCCGCCAGAAGGAAAGGAGCTGAAGGAGTTCGGCGATGCTGTGCCGCTCCAACTCGCGGTTGTTGATTTTGTAGCGTTTGGCCTCAAGCGTTGCGCCTCCTGCCAGCATGGCTTGGATGTGTGCCACGGCGATGCGGGCCTGCGTGCGCACCTCGGCACCGGGGGCGAGTGTGGCAGCGGATTCGCGGATGAGGAGGTCGCCGGTTCCGACAAGCATTCGGTGTGCGGCAACCGTTGCCCACGCTTCCCAGATGTAATGCCCTGGAATCCATCCGCTGGTGTTCGCGGCGCCGGTGAAGGTGCCTGCCGTGCCGGTGGCGGCGACATTCCGCGACTGCATGCCAGCGAATTGCACAAGGACGGTCGCGGCTGGGTCTGCCGATACCGTAACATTGAATGTCTCGCCCGCCGTAATTGTCACCATGAGTTCACGAAGCTGCCACGGCGCTGGGTGCGCCTGCGTTTTCCGGCAGTGTCTTCGTGAGGTGGGGGGGTGTCTTCTGCGGGGAGTTCCGTAGGAGGGGGCGTCTCTACCTCGGCGGGCTTCGGCGCGGGCATGGTCTGCCGCCTCCGTAGGGCGAGCTTGTCAAACTGCGGGGCGCGGAGCACCAGCGCGGCGAATGCGTAAACCCGGCAATCGAGCGGTTCGTTGCGTGCGCCGGATGTTTTGTGCCATTCCAGCCGGGGGAAACCTTTCACGAATTTCGTCACGGCTTTTTCTGCGGTCAGACCTCGGAAATACTCGGCGCTGCGTCCCTGCGGGAAATGGCAATATCCAGAGCCGGGTTCGGTGATGCGGAGGCGCTTGTATACGATGCTCTTCGCGGAATCGACGCCGACGATGTAAACATCGATGGGGCGGCTGGTCTTTTTCCCTGCTCTGCGGCGGGCGGGGTTGCCGACGATGGGCAAGCCGGGGCCGCCTTGTCCCTTGATGCCGTAAACTCGGTCTCCCTTGTGGCGTTTCACATAGCCGTAAACGGCCTGCGTGTTGCTGCCCCCGGTATCGATGCAGGTGGTTTCGATGACCATTTCGCCGCCTGCCTCCGAGGTCCACCGCTTGCGAAGGTAGTCGGTAAGGTGCGTCCACGGACTGCCTGCCGTTCCTTCGGGAATGTCAGGGTCTCCGAGGATGACATGGTATGCAACGCTCCAGCTTTCTTCGCCTCCTGCCCACGCGACCACTTCGACCTCGAGGCGGTCTTGCTGGGTATCGACGCCTGCCGTGAGAATCAGCCCACGGGCGGGAACATCCGCCTGCGGGTAGGGTTCGCATCGCTCGATCAATGCGTGCTCGCTGATGCGCTCGCCGCCTTCCTCCCATGTTTCACCCAGGCTGGTGTTGATCCAGACTTGCAGGGTGGAGGGATCGTCCTTCGCCCGTCCGTGCTCGATGGCGATGTCTGCGATGCTTCGCCACGGCGAATAAAGTTCGTTGAGATGAAAGCCCGCGATGCGGCTGGGTCCGGCGCTGGCCTGCCACCGACCACGGGCAACGGCTTGGTTTTTTTGTGCGTTTGTGATCGTGCCGTTGCAGGCGGGACAGCGGAGGGTGGCGAGGTCGCGGCGTCCGTCCGTCCAGACAACATTCCCCCACCGCAACGGATGCTCGTGTTGGCAATGCGGGCAAGGCACCAGAAAATGCCGCTGATCGGAAATCTCAAAAGCTCGCTCTATGCGGGACAAGCCCTTGACGGTCGGGGTCGAGACCATGACGATTCTTCTGTTCCAAAAATTCTTGGTGCGGGCGATGGCCAAATTTACCGGATCACCTTCCGTTCCCGCGCTGGCGGGGTATCGGTCCACCTCGTCAAGCAGGAGGATTCGGATCGGGCGAGAGGCGAGGCCGCTGGGGGCGTTGGCTCCGACAAGCGTGACATGCCCGCCGGGGAATCGTTTATGCAGGATCGTGTTTCCGCTGTCGCGTGTCTTTGCCGGTCGCACCTTGGAGCGGAGGCTGGGCGAGTCTCGAAACATCGGCGCGAGACGGTCTTTGCTGAATGTCTCTGCCATCGCCTCGTCCGGCTGAACGAGCATGAGGGGCGAGGGGTCGAAGTCCACGAAGTAGCCGATGCAGTTGAGAAGGATTTCCGTTTTCCCCACCTGTGCCGATGACATGACGACGACTTGCTCAATGGTGGGATCGGCAACGGCGTCCATGATTCCGCGCTGGTATTCGGCGCGGTTGGTTCGCCACTGCCCCTTCTCCGCTGCCGCCTCCCCGGAGAGTTTGCGCCGGTGGTCTGCCCATTCGCTGATCGTCCATTTTGGCGGGGGCGACCATGTTTTTGAAATCACCCGCCCGAGGCCGGCCAACTCTTGCTGCTCTCCGGTCATTCTTCCGCCTCGTCTGCTTCGGGGCTTTCGTTGCGCTCTGCTTCCAGTTGTTTGTAAAAACGGGCCACAACTTTGTCAGGGTTGTAGTCGGTCAGTTCGGTGAGGGCTTCATGCGCGGCGTCCCGAATGATTTCCAGACACACCGCCGGATCGCTTTCGTCGGCCACCCTTGGCGCGACCAGCGTGGGGATTGCCAAGATGCGGCTGCGGGCGTTGGCCACCATGTCGTTCATCACCTCGGCCACGGCTTCCGCATCATGCGCGGTTCGTTTGAGCTTGGCCGAAATGACTTCCTGCGCATCAGCACGGGCGGCGTAGAGGCGCGTGCGGTGCTTTTCGTAGTCGCCTCCGTCTCCTTCCCCCATGCCTTTTCCTGCTGCTCGGTCTTGGAGGTATTTGATGTATCCCTTCACGGATTTCCACAGCTCATAAGTTCCCCGCGCCGATTTTACCACAACCCCCATCTTGGCAAGTTGCTGCACTCGCACGGGCGTGATGTTGAATATATTTGCCAGCACGGTCACGGCGACGGTCTGGGCTTCGGTTTTGTTTGGCATGAGATTAAGCTTCGGTAGGTGGCGACAATAGAGTAAGCTCTTGATCTTCGAGCGCCTGCATGGTTGCCTTTATTTCTCCGCAGTTTGCGGCGGCTTGTTTTCCGTCGCCTTTTGCAAAAACTAAAATGTTTTGATGCGCTGGCGTAAGTTGCTGCGTTGCCTTGAAATGTTCCTCTTCCTTTTTGAAAACCAAAACATTTTGATGCGTTTTTCCAAGTTTACGGCTTGCGGCAAATTGTCGGCCCGCTCGGATCGGGAGGCTTCCCACGGCTGTGACAAGAATGGCTTCGTTGTAGTAGTGAAGCCCGGCGGCGCGAAAGGCTTCCACCGTATCGCCCACAAAATTGTAGTAGTTCCCCTTCTTGTCTCGGACATCTCCGACCACAAAGCAGGCGAAGGTGTTAGGCTTTAACAAGGAACAGGCTTTTTGGATGATTTCAAAATAGGCGGCTTTGAACTCTGGATAGCTGAGTGTTGATAGGTCGTTTGGATCTTCGCTGTAGACTTCGAGGTCTGCGTAGGGCGGGCATGAAAAAACCATGTCCGCTTTGATGTCGCTGCATACTTTGTCAATCGTTCGGCTATCTCCGCAATGCCACACGGGTTGCGGGTCTTGCGCGACATTTGCTTGCGCGCGGTTTGCTTGGATTTGTTCCTCGCGTAAATCCATGCCGACATATTGACGGCCACAATGGCTGGCCACGATGCCCCGCACGGAGCCGCCGGAGAATGGATCGAGTATCGTTCCGCCTTCTGGTGAAAACCAACGGTAGGCCAGTTCGCAAAGGACGGGGTCGAAGATGCTTGTTCCTTCGTCGTAGTTTTTATCTTGCTTATAGTGTTGTTCTTGAAACTCTTTAGTGGTCAAACTTGCTCCAATTTCCTTTTCCTTTGCGCGCTTCTGAGCGTAAAAATCTGTTCCGCTTGATTTTGCTAATAATTGACGGTCTCCTGTATCGGATTCTGTTCGGCTTGCCTCGCCTTTAATACCCAAAGCCAGCCAAGCCCGTTTTCTATCCTGCCACCATCCTTCGCGGGCGTTGAGAACGGTAAAGGGTGGAACTCCGAATTTTTCCGAAAGGGTTTTTTTTGCGTCGGCAAGGTCCGCCGCTTCTTGCATGTCCGCCGGTAAAGCATCGAAACCAAGCTCGGTAACATCAACCCCAAGCGCCGCAAGGTCCGCGAGTTCGAGCTTCAGCATTTCCTCGTCCCATCCGCCGCCGATTTCGGCAAGGCGGTTGTCGGCGAGGATGTAGGCTTTGCGCTGTGCGTCCGTGAGGTGCGAGAGCCGGAGGCACGGCACGGATGCCATCCCCAACTTTTGCGCGGCAAGCACGCGACCATGACCGGCAACGATTCCGTTCTCCGAATCGATGAGCACGGGGTTGTTGAATCCAAACTCCCGGATGCTTCCGGCGATTTTTGCCACCTGTGCGGCATCGTGCTTTTTGGCGTTGCGTGCGTAGGGAATGAGGCTCCCCGTTTCGATCTGTTCAATCTGATAGTTTTGTTGTTTCATTTGAAAAGCAAACTGCGGTTTTTTGGTCAATCTCTAACCAAACTCTGCAAGTTTCCGCATACCCGCTCCCGGTCCCCCTCGGAAGAACCTACTACCCCCCTGGCTGGTGGCTGGTCGTAGGCTTTGAGTGGGTATCGATATTCATCTGGTTTGCGGGCGCATAGGTTGCGCACCCATTTGACCGTGAGGCCATACGCGACTGCGACTTGCGCGTGTGTCTTTCCTTCAGCGACCGCAGCGCGTATCCTTTGCTGGCGTTCAAAGACGGCGATGTGGTGACATGTTGCGAGCGGTAAGAGCATGCCGATGAACTCCCTTTGCATGAGCTTTGCCTTCTCTTCGCCGATTGTCCGCACGAGATAGCTGTCCGGGGCCAGCTTTCCCTTTGGGACATAGAGGCAGCGATACAGGCAGGACATGGCAAGGGCCAGTGTGGCATCACGTCCTATGACATCCGCAACCACTTGCGCGGTTGGTGGTAATGGTATTTCAGAGTTCATGCGCTTCTCCTTTGTCCTTGCGTTGCTCATCGAGGTCGATTGCCTCCATCATTTCCCTGCCGATCTCGGCGATCGAGCCGCGATGGTTGGGCTTGGCATGAGCCATGAGCGTGGCCCATAGCACGACATATCCACGGGCGGCATGGTGTGGTGTTCCGCTTTTCTCTTTACAGGTTTTCAAGTTTTAGGCTTTCTTTCAGGTAGTTGAGCGCCTTCCGGCGAAGAGTGCGTGCTTGGCTGTGGGGGATGCCTAATTGCGAGGCGATGTCTTTGAGCGGGAGTTTTTTAAAAAAGCTTAAATGGATAATTTTTTTTTGCACTTCGGGCAGTTGTGCGAGATGATGGCCGACCTCTTGCCGCTCCTCCTTTAATGACGCCACGAGATCAGGGGTTGCGTCGGTATTTTTTTCAAATAAGGCACTTCTGCGCCTCCGAGTTCGTAAAAGGTCGAAGGCCGCAAGGCGGGCGATACCGATCAGCCACGGCATGACGGGCAACCCGGTGCGGAATGTTCCCGCATTGCGCCAGACTCGCAGCATCGCGGTCTGGTAGATGTCGCCGGCATCATCCGGCGGGACGATTGAGGCAATGATGCGCGTGATATCTCCCTGCGTGAGGGCGAACAGGTCGGCCATGGCTTGCTCGTCTCCGTTGGCGATGCGTGCAATGCACGAGGTCATTGCGTCCTCGTTCATTTCGTTTTTCCTCCAAGGCCAAGATTTACCGCTCTTTCTGCAATGTTTTGTAGCTTGGCGCATCTCTCCCTCGCCTCGTCGCGCTCTGCCTTTACTCGCATTGCCGCCAATAAAATCCCCTCATAATCGGTTGCATTTAATGCTCGTTTTGCGTCTTCGATGGTTGTTCTTGCCTCGTCGCGCTCTTGCGCGTGTTTAATAGCAAGTTGCTTGTAAGCTTCTCGTCCATTTCTCGCCTCGTCACGCTCGCGCTCCAATCGGCAAGCCAGTTCCAGAAACTCCTCGAGGTGAATAAAGTTGCCGGGGTTCTCTGCCAGCATTTGCGCATACAGCGCATCGGTCTCAGGCGTGGCGCTCATTCCTCGCCCTCCTTGTAGATTTCTCTTGGGTTAATGATTCCGGCCTCGGCTTTGCATAGGTCGGATGGTCGGCATCCGATTTGCCGAGCGAGTTGAAGGATGGTTTTTCTCTCTGATCTCCGTTCGTTCTTATATTTTTCGCCAATTTTCGCCCATTCGCGCATGATTTCGGGACATTGGCCGGTGGCATTGCACCGGCGACACTCGATATCAATTCCCGCCGTGTTCATGTTTGCTCGGCTTGCGATTCCCGATCCATCGCAAGTCCAACATTTTATTCGATTCATTGCCCGTCCCTCCATACCGCTGTGATTTTTGAAAACTCGATGAGCCGCCGCATGATTGGCTCGCCTCGGTCCTCGCTGAACATTTTGCAAAGCACATCCGACTTGGCATTTGCCGTCCAGATTGTCGGCAACATGTTTGCCGTGCGGTGTTCCAGCACGGCGTAAAGCTCCATTTCTCCCCTCTCGGTCATGCGTTGCTTGCCGAGATCGTCCAGAAACCACACGCTTGCCGTGTAGCATGCGCGGAGGTCTTTCTCCGCTTGCGCCTTGCGTGCCTTGTCGTCGGCAAATTGATCGACGCATATTTTCCCGAATGTGGTCGAGGTCATCGCCGCGCATCGGTGGCCTGCTTGCACCATCCGGTTCATGAGCAAATAAGCCGCCCGCGTTTTCCCTTTCCCAGCCATCCCCACGAAGCCGACTCCCACCGGGTTCCATGTCCAGGTGAAAGCCGCCTCTCGAAAGCGTGCATGGATTCGTTCGGGGTCGGTGTCGCGGTAGAGAGGCGGGCAAATCGCCAGAAAGGCGTCTTCCCGCGCCTTTTTCTTTGCCTCCGCTACCCTGACCCTCTCGGCGTCTTCCGACGCCTTGCAGGCCCGTTCTTGGCAAGCCTCGCAGCGTGTCTGCGTGAAGATCGTCCTTCCGCCGAACTCCACATCGTGCGGAGTGAACCCCGTTGCGCAGTCCGCGCAGTCTCGTGTTGTCATCGTTTGCATTTCGTTCAATAGCTCCATTGTGATTTTTGGGCGGGGATTGCCGGGCTGGATTTTTTGAGCCATCCGAAAAAGCCCCGTTGGTTTGCTGCCGTCCCCTTGCTGGCGCAGTAACGCTGAAAGGTTTTGAGTTCGCCATCGACATCGCGGTCGGGGAAATTCCGCCGCAGGTTTTCCAGCCACTCCGCGTTTTCTGATTCAAGGTCGCCGACTGGCTCCTCGCGCGTTGGTAGGTCTGTAGTATTTCTTCTCTTCTCTACCTCTTCTTTAGGTAACTCAGGAAGCGTTAGCGGAGCGTTACCTTTTCTGCTCTTGTGCGCTGCCACTCGTTTTGCGGTAAGCCCCCTGTTTTTAGCTGTTTGGCCGTTGTGCCGCTCAAAGCGTGGGAAGGAAAGGAGGCCATCGCGTCCTTCCAACCAGCCGACTTTGCGGAGCGCATCAGCGAAACCTTGGCAGTTTGTCAACCTGTCGAGCGTTACCGTGGTAACGCTGATTGCGTTACCTGATAGCGTGTGGGTATCGGCCCATGCCCACACCTTCCAGAGCATCCCGACAATGTGCAACGGGTCACGATCCAGTTCGCAAGCCAACGAAAAAACCTCTGGCTTTGTGTCTATTGAAACCTCCACCTTGATCCATTCACCGGCCATGGTGTTTTGCTCCTTTCCAGGAATACACGCGCCTTTCAAATCTCTGCCATCGGCTGTATTCCGACTGGCTCATTTGACCTGCTTTATGTAATAAATCCGCAAACCACCCACTCAATTCAGCAGCGCCCCATCCGCTGCTTTCGGTGTCCCTCCTGTGCTCCATGACCAATCGCGGCCATTCCCGCAAACGCTTCCACCAGTATGGAAAAAGGTGCGCTTTTGGATTTTCGAGAAATAATTCGAGTTGAATCATAATGATCTTAAAATGGTATTTCCTCCCCCGTGTCGTCGTGTGTCCGGCCTTGGTATCGGTCAGCCGGGCCTTGCGGTTTCCCTGCTGGCACGCTGGCTTTTTTAAGATACTTCCAGTTGCCAATGATCGGGCCGCGCTCGCCATTGTCCCGCCGCTCCTTGGAAATCTCCTGAGTCACGAAGCCATCGTTTCCAAACTGGTCAGGCCCGCCCTTGTTGGCAAAGAATGCCAGACCGACATATTTTCCGTTCTTGCCGACATAGATTTCGGCCTTCTCTATCTTGGTGACATTGATGCTCGCCTTAATCATTTGCTCCCTCCGTGCTCTTTTCGTATTTGCCGTTCTTCCAGAGCCATAATTCCCGCTGTGCGGTTTCAATAGTCGCCGCATCCTCGCGGGCGTTCTTGCGTAGCGCCCGGATGACTGCCGTAAGCTCCATGTTTTCGGTCAGTAGTTTTTCGACCTGTGCTTGAAGTCGTTTGTTTTCTTGTAAGATTTCGTTCATGCTACAAATGTTTGTGCAGGGTGCTTATTGAATAAAGCTCACTCCATTCGCTTTTAATAATTTTCATAGCGCGTTCTCTTGCATCACTTCTAATAGTAACGCGCTTCCGAGGTTCACCATTAACGCAATCCCATAGCATGCAAAACGCTTCAGCGTGATGCAATGTTGTGCGTTTATGGTTTAAAGTCTGCCTAATTCTTAACTGAAACAAAGCGGGGTTTCTCTCAGCTAAGTCTCTGCATTTTTCAGAATCTATGCTTGAAAAATCAGCGCAATCATTGAAACCATAACTCTTTTGTTGTAATAAAAAAGCAGCTGAAAAACCCGCCAAAGAAACGCCTCTGTTCCCATGAAGAGGAATATGCTTTAAATACTCCTCAATTAAATCATAAATAGCCTTAATTCTATCAACGGATGGCTTGTGGCGAATACTTCCGTGAGCACATAGCTCAAAAAACACACCGCAAATTGACGCCTCTTTGCCTTTAATGGCAGCACGATCCGACATTGTTCGTGGCAAGCCATTATCGGCGTTCTCAAAACATGCTAAGGTTGCATCTTCTGTCACTTGCAGTTCTGCCGAAATTCCTGACTCAGCAATAGCAATCAATCGATGCTGCCCGTCTAAAACCCTTATTGGGTTGCGCATCGTTCCTTGAATCGCAATGCCTTGATGAGTAGTATAAAACGACCCTTCTTTTAAGCAGTCTTTAAAATACTGAACGGTTCTTTTTCTTGGCGACCTGTTCCCATGGTTAAATTTAAGTAGATGTTCCGCAATAGTTTTCGTTATTGTAATAATTGATGTTTTCATTTTTTTGTTTTCTAATTCATCTGCGAGATTGTGATTTCAGCCCATGAAGCAGACCGCTCTTGGGCGTATTTTTTGTGAATGAGCGCCGACACGATTTGCGCATCGTCGCGCCAGACGCCGATTTGCGTCAGGGCATCCGTTGCCGCCTTGAAAATGTTGTCGGCGTCCGGTTTGCTCGTTTTCCACTCTGGTGCGGTCGGTTTGAGATCGCCCTTGGTGGTAAGGTGGGATTTTGGCCGCGCAAAGTGGCACCACAGCACGACTCGGATCGGCCCCTCGATCATGAGGTTCTGAGCGCCGGCCTTTGTGGCAGCTTCCGCGATGGCCCCTTTCCATGCCTCGGCTGTGCCAGGGTCGTAAACGCGAGCGGCGAATTTGCCTCCGCCCATATTACGGGCGAAGGCTTTTGGCCGTGGTTGGCCCTTCGGCTCGGCAAAGACTTGGAAGGTGATGGCCTTCATGCTCGGCAGTAAATTGCTGCACGGCGGATCTCAGCCGCCCGTTGCGTCATCTCCCGCGCTTGGTGCTCCAGCCAGTTTGCGGCGTGGGCTATCTCATCGCATGTGGCACACGATGCCGCCTTGTATCCTCGCTGTCCGGAAATGATTCGCCCACCGCTGGCGTTGGCCATTGCCCGGATTGCTCGGTCGTTGCAGTCCGGTTCCTCCAAGGCTCGCGCCGAGACCCAACTCTCGGCGCGAGCCAGCCGCTCCACAAAAACCTCTACACGCTCTGGCGTGATCTTCGGCGCGCCCTTCTTTGGGCGGAAAAGCTCCAGTTGCATCGTCATATCGCAAGCTCCTGCTGTGCGGGGTTGCTCACATTCTTCTCGGTCTCGTCCGTGGTCTTGACCGCATACGAGAGGCGGACTTTGAGATTCCGAGTCGGCCCGCTGTGGTCGAGCTTCACCGCGATGCTCACGCTGCCGTTCTGGTCCTCACTGTCCGAGACCGCCCGGAGGATGCCGATCCAGTGGGTTTCGAGGATGTCACCCACCAGCGCCTTGGCCTCCTCAAGCTCGATGTCGTTGTAATCTTCCATAATTACTTAGCCCAACGGGGCAGGGTTATGGTTTCGATTTCCTGCGAATAGGCAGGCCAGATTCCCGACTCCTGGCATTGCTCCAAGAGGTCAAGCTGACGGGTGTTCTTTTCTCGTCCGAGGGCGATGCTCTCGGCATCGAGGCAGTAAACCCCGACCGCATAAGGCGCTGTTTTTTCGACCGCTATGAACAGGAAGAAACTCGCCTCCAAGAGGTCCATGTAATACGCCGCCTGTTGAGCGTAGCCAAAAGCCGCGATGGATTTTGCAAAGCCTTCGGGCGATGCGTCCTCCGTGGTCTTGATGTCCGCGATGGTGGTCGCCCCTTGGGAGTCCATGGCTACGATGTCCAGACGCCCCTTGAGCAAAAGCCCCTCCGGATTATTGCGAACGATGCGCCGGAAAACGGACACCTCCCGCTTGGCTCCGTCGAGGATCGCCGCCGCTGCGGGGTGGGATGCCACCGATACCGCCGCTCCTTTCAGCGCCTCGTTTTGCTCTCCCGTGATGATTGGCAGCGTTTGCGAGTCCCGCCATGCCTTGCCCTCTTTGGTCACGAAGGTCATGCCGTCAGGCTTCACCGCAAAAGAACCCTCCAACCTGTGCGGCTCCAAGGCCGCACGGTGCAGGAGCGTTCCGAATACCATGGCGGGAGTCGGTTCGCTCTTTGGCTGCGTGAGTTGCGCGAGGTAATGCGCAGGGCTTTTGCCCATCGCCTTGAGGCACGAAATGTTCTCGCCGGTCGCTGCGCGGTAAGTATCCTCCGCGAGGTCGAAATAAACTCCCTCCGCTCCGTCTTGAAAGGCGCTCATTACTTCGCACCTCCTTCAATTGCGTTGAGGATTTCGTTAATGTCAGAGAGTGCGGCATTTGCGGCATCGTCCGAGAGTTCGGAAATCAATTTGCATTTTCCCACCAATTGAGGCGCGGTTGCTTTCAATACCTTCAGAAAATCCGCCTCAGAAACGCTCGCGTCCGCCAGTGCAACTTGAAGCGTCTTTTGCGGTGTGTCCGCCTCGAAAACTGGCAGCTCGTCACTGGCCAGAGCGGCGGATTTTGATTCCGTTTGCACCGGCTCCCCCATCGGGATTTCGTCCTCGATGTCTTCCACCTCCACCGCACGAGGGCGAAAAACGGGCTTTGCACCCGAAATGATTTGCACTTGGCCGCTGATGTCCCGCGCCTCGTCCTCGTCATGGATGCCGCTCACACCGAAGGCCAGACGGATCGCTTGAATCATTGCCTTGTGCCGAAGCATTCGGCGAGGTGATCCGTTCCATGGGTCGGTGTTGCGTTTGCACTCCTCATAATACTCTGTGACCCTTACCGGGTGGCTGCGGTCTTTAATCCAGATCGTGCAAGTTGCGTGCGTTGGTTTGGCGTTTGTCTCTTTCGGGAAAATGTCGCACTCCCATCCGTCCAGATTGGCTTGCCGGTTCATGATTTTGATCCAGCCATCAACGCCCACCATCGGAGTGATTCCCCCGCCTTTTTTCGGGAAGGCGTAGAGTTCCTTGAGGATCGGGTTGAGGTCGTAGGTGTTCGCCGTCACGACAAGCGCCAAAAGCTCGTCATCGGTCGCGCCTTTGAAGACGGTGTTTTTAAGGGTCGAGTGGAGCTTGGCCGGATCGACATTGCAGCGCGAGGCCATCACAGCCAGCGCAGAAGGTTTTTGTTGCGGTGCAACGATTATTTGATTACTCATTTTTTGTTACTCAATTGTTGGGTTACTCTTGCCTTCGTCGGGTTGCCGCCTGACGAGGGCGTTTCTTTGTTCCGGGGTGGAAAATTGTTCAGTCCTGATCGTCAAACTCACGCCAGCGGTTCTCACGTTCGCGGCGACGGCGTTCTTCATGTTGGCGTATACGGAAAAGGATGTTCTGCTGACCGCACCAGTAGCTTGCGAGGCACGAGCCGAGGGTCAGAGCGGCAATGGAAAGGGCGAGTGTCGCGCTCATCGGGACCGTTCCCCCCAGGTTGTTAGCCAGAGCGTGACGCCGGCCAGAATCGCAACGGGTCCGAGCGCGCGGATTGCTTCCCATACGGATTGCAAAAGCCACAGAGTTTCTTGGTGGTTCATTTCGAAACCCTCCCGATGGCTCGGCTGAGATCGTTCCCGGAGAGCTTGAGCGCCTTCGTTACCTCGGACTCATCAAACTTCCACCAGCGCCCGACCTTGAAGCCAGGGATGCGGTTGGTCCTCGCCCATTGCTCGATCGTGTATTTTTTCACACCGAGGAGAGTGGCCAGTTGATCTGAGTCGATCATTTCGCGGCCTCCGTTTTCTCAACGTCCCTGCGAAGCAAGTCGCGGAGGTATTCGCTGAAGGTTGAGTATTTCCCCTGCATCTTTTGGGTTGCCGCTTCCCTCAAATCGGCAGGGATTCTGAACCCGATGTGGGCTTCTTGTGCTGTAGTCTCTTCCGTTTGCATGTGCACAAATGTTTAAAATTTGTGCACAAAAAGAAAAGAAAAAAAATCAGCGAAGTGGGGGGAACACCCCATATTTTTTTCTTGACACCCGCTTGCAGTCTACGTTTGCGGGTCAATAAAAATTTTTATGTGCACAAAAGTTTTTTTAGAAATTGCAAAATGTTCACCTCCGTGCAAAAGGTGTGCACATGGAAGAAGAAAAATTTATCTCATTTCGAGTCCCGATTGAATTAGCCGAACAAGCAAAAAAACGCGCCAAATCTCAACATCGCAGCCTTCAGGGGCACATGCTCCACCTCATCGAAAACGATCTTGCAGAACATCCGCAAAAAAACTCAAGCAAGCCTTCTAAGGTTTACGACGATGACGACGACAAAATCGTCCGGCCTGAAGTCCTTTACCCTGATGGCCTCCCCCCAGAAATGCGTATGGCGTTCGAAGCCGAAATGCACCGCATAGCCGCCGCAACAAAAACAGAAGCCAAATCAGGCAGCAAAAAACGCCCGCAATCAGCATCGAAAAAGCTACCCAAAAAAACCGCTTAATGTAGTGTTCCGCGCTGCATGCCAAGAAAAGCAGCTTTAATTAGAACACTAAACAAACAGATTCGTCATGTTTTAGACCAAATTTTGGGACATGAGCCGACAATATTGCCTGAGTTATTTGTAATCGAAAAAAGGCTGCGGATTATTTTACCCAAGCACGAAAACACGGTAGATCGAAAGCAAGAAAAGCAGGTCAAAACGCCATTGCGATGGTGGGTAAACAATACCAAAACAGATGGGCTTCCGTCTGGCTGGAGAGCAGAAGTTATAGACCTTGCCACCTACACAGAACGCGAGGGGGGGGGGGGGGGGGGGGAAGTGACTTTATTTTAATATTTTACAAGAAGCAATATGAAGAAATACATCCTCAAAACCAATACCGATCAACATGGACAACCGACACGCATATTCAAGGCGCGTCTGGAAAACAATGTCGCCAAGTCAATCGATCAACTTACTGGAATTTGCTCCGGGATTCTTGCAGATGGCACCGTTAATGAAAATGAGGCTCAGTTTTTTTCTGACTGGGTGCGCAACCATGCCCCCCTCGAACCTGTCTGGCCTTTTACCGAAGTGTTATCTCGGTTGGATCGTATTTTTTCCGATGGTCGCTGTGATGAGGACGAGCGGCAGGAACTGAAAGGCGTCATGGAGGCGCTATGCGGATACACACAGCAAGCGAAGCCAGAAGAAACCTATTCAACCACATTTCCGCTTACCGAACCCGTCCCTTCTCTGGTTTTCCCAGGCCGCAGGTTTAACATCACCGGCAAGTTTGCTTTTGGCACACGGAAAAATGTAATGGAGGCCATCGAATCCAGAGGAGGTTTCCCCGTGGATTCCGCTCCCACACTTGAAAGCCATTATCTCGTAATTGGAGTTTTTGCGAGCCGCGACTGGATCAACACAAACCACGGTCGAAAAATTGAGAAAGCCGTAGAGCTACGTGATTCTGGGAGCGGCCTGGCGATTGTTTCCGAAGAGCACTGGACTCAGTTTTTGGATTGAGTCAAAGCGCCCAAAACGCCTTTGCTTCCTCTTTTCGCACGGCCCGTGCGTAGCGATCCTCAACCATGCGAGGCGAAGAATGGCCGAGGAAGTAAGCCGTCTTTGTCGAGTCCCCCCACATGGCGCGGTGCATGGAAGCCGCCGTGTGCCTTAAGCAATTTTGCGGCCACTCTTCCCACCCCATCGCTTGAGCCAGCTCGGTGCGGTCTCCCTTAATGATGTCCTCGTTAATCTCGTCCCACTTTTTCGGGAGATGCCTGAGAAGCGCCGGCAGGATCGGCACGAAGCGCGGGCGAGGTTTTGGATCCGTGCTCTTGCGAATAGGAACAAAGATTTCCTCCTTCTCAATATGCTCTGGGCGGCAGCGCCAAACCTCCGAGATGCGCATGCCTCCGAAGAGACCAAGAACAAGCCAGGCACGGAGACGGGGGGTTCCAGAGGTGAGCTTGAGTAATTTTCGCACATGGGCAACGGTCAACAAATGGTGCTCCGGTTCCGCCTTTGGCGTGTCGATCTTCAGCACGGGGTTCACCGAGGCAAGCTCGTAGCGCACGAGCCAATTGAATACCAGGCGCAGATAAACGAACCCCTGATTCGCCGTTGTGCCGTTCCATTCGGGTCGAGTCAGGAAAGCATCAATATGCACCGGCTTGATGTCCCGCAAATCCATGGCGCCATACTTCGCAACGAAATGCCCCCACCACCATTTGAGAAGACGAACGTGGTTTCCCTCCTTCAGCTTGGGCATCCGCACAAAAGAAAATTCCTTCCATCCTTCGGCCACCGTCATGCCCGCCGGTTCCTTAAAAGCATCCGTCCCGCGCGTCTGTAATTT